GCTGTACCCCAACCTAAACCTGCAGTTTGAAAAGTTGGACCTACTATTTCATATGGATCAATCTGTGCAGAACCGGTTCCCGATGTACTTCCAGTTGAATTAGATGGCATAGTAATTTGAAAAGTATTATTTGTTTTATTTAACACTTCAAAAGTATTTTCTGTAAAATCAGATGTTGCATATCCTGATCCTGTTGGAACTGTAACACTAGAAAAAGTTACATATCTTCCATTTTGTAATCCATGACTTGTTTTATTAACAGTAACTGTAGGAGATCCAGATGCTGCATCAAAATCAGCTCCAGTAATAGCTGTAGCCAAAGGTGTGATGTCAAAAAACTCTCCTTCGTAATATAAAAATAAACCTTGTGAGGTTCCTATAGCTACATATTTTTCACCATTTATAGATATAAAAGCATGTTGTGCTCTTGCTGCACCTGGTAATGTATTATTAGAATTAGTAAGTTGTGACCAACCCCCTATTTTTTCAGGTAGTCCATATCTAAATCTTACAAAATCACCATCTACCCATTGAGACTCGGCTCCTGAATCTGTGACCATTTTGTTAAAACCAGGCTTGAAATTTAATTTTTGTAGCATATAGTAGCTTATATATCAGTTTTACAGATAATGAAAGTAACATAATAATGGATCATTTAGAAGCAATTGTTGAGATAAAAAAAGTAATCTCAAATGAATATATAGATAAAATCATTCCTTTAATAGATAAAAAAGCTAAAAAAAATCTATCTGTTTTAGGTGGTTTAAATAAAAACATTAGAAATGTGAAAGGTTATAGTTTAAATTTTGATACCCCTACCAATATTTTTTATTGGAATTTTATAAAAACAGAAATTGAAAGACTTTATTTTTATTACAAAGCAAAATTTCCTAAAATGACAAGTTCAAAAATAAATCAAATAGACTTATTAAAATATTCAATTGGTGGAAAATATAGTGTTCATACAGATCATTACACAATATCTCCAAGACATCTAAGTGTTATTATAAATTTAAATGATGATTATGAAGGTGGAGATTTAATTTTTACTGATCAAAAAGAAAAAGAAATTAAAAGATTAAAATTAGACAAAGGTTCAATTGTATTTTTTCCAAGTAATTTTATGTATCCTCATGGTATTCAACCTATTACGAAAGGAACAAGGTATAGTATAGTTGCATGGCTGCAGTAAATTATAAATTAATAAAAAACTTTTTTTCAAAAGAAGAATTAAATGTCTATCAAAAATATTGTTATAATAAGATAGATGAAAATCAAAATTATAATATAGATTTTCAATCGTTTTCTCCTGCTTGGTATAAGGATCCTTTAATGAATGCTTTATTAGATACAAAACTATCTATTGTAGAAAAAGAATCTAATTTAAAATTATATCCAACTTATGCTTATTGGAGATATTATGCGTTTGGTGGAATGTTAAAAAAACATAGTGATAGACCATCTTGTGAAATAAGTGTGACTGCTTGTATTAAAAAATACGATAATTGGCCTATAGTTGTTGAAGGGACTTCTTTTGAATTAAAAGAAGGTGATGCAGTTTTATATGCAGGATGTGATCAAAAACATTGGAGACCTGGTACTTATAAAGGTGAAGGAATGGCTCAAGTGTTTTTACATTATGTAAACCAAAAAGGTCCATTTAAACATCACGCTTACGATAAATATAGTAAAAATACAGGAAAAAAATCTTCAGAAGAAGATAAAATCATATTGAGGAAAAATGAAAATAAAAATAAATAATATAGAAAACTTTATAGGTGTATATGATAATTACATTACTAAAGAACAATGTAATGATGCTATTAAATTATTTGAAAATCAAAATAAATTTAATAACACACTTGATAGAATGAGTTTTGAAAACTCATCTATTTTACAAAAACAAGATAGACAATTTTTTGTGTCTGAATCTAATTTAAATTTTTGGTGGGAAGAATTAAAAGCTATGATATTTAATTTTGATATAGCTTGGAAACATTATCTTCAAAATACAGGTGCTGCAGAGTCTTATGACACGAATTTAGATGGTTTTAAATTTACACGATTAAAAATTCAAAAAACTTTACCTACAGAGGGTTATCATGTCTGGCACATTGAGCATCAAAAAGGCTATGACATGGAATCAAGAGCTTTTGTTTTTTCTATATATTTAAATGATGTAGAAGAAGGTGGAGAAACAGAATTTTTACATTTTTCAAAAAGAGTTAAACCAAAAGCAGGTAGAATAGTTATTTGGCCCGCTGCTTTTCCATACCTTCATAGAGGTAATCCACCATTATCGGGTGAAAAATATATTTTAACTTCTTGGATGTTGTTAAGATGATGAATAAGAAGTAGGTCTTGCGCCTAATCTTGCAATTTTTTCAGCTTCAGTTTCTTTAACAAAATTACCCTCTTCACCTGTAATTTTAATATCATTGTCCCAATCATATTGTAATCTAGCTAAATGAGCATTATCCCATTTTGTTACAAATTGAGTATGAAAATCACCTAGGTTAGCTGCATTCCATGTTTTATGAGGTGTGTCGTCTCTAAATTCTACTGTATCATTGTAGTCAAGATTATCATCTTTATATTGAATAGCCCATATGTTTGACCATTTTGAATCATTCCAAAAAGAATCATCATCAATATGATAACAAACGGAATGTCCATCGATTTTAACACTTTGATTAATAATTAACTTATCTTCAAATACCACTGTCCAATTTGCGTTTGTTGCCATATTTCTCCTACGTTTTAATTATGTATATTAATGCTAAATAAGGTTGAACAACTGAAGTTGCATCTCCTGCAAAGTTAGCACTCATATTATGTGAGTGACCAGAACCTGAACCTGTATTTCCTATAGATAAAGGATTGCCGGGATATACTCTACGAACATCAATACCATTTCCTCCACTGTCATTTTGTGGTGCAGAAGGATTAGTATTATTATATACAGGAGGTGATTTTGGGTGATTATGTGAAGCAAGTTGTGCAGTTGATAAAGTTGCGTTAGCTGTTGAACCTGCAACGTTTCCAGTTGAAGTTACAGTGTTTGCTCCACCAGTTGATGCTAATGCTTTATTACCTGATTTACCTACAACAACTTCGTCTTGTAAATCAGGAAGGTTAAAAGTAGATGATCCATTACCTGCACCATAAGTTGTACCAATTACTGCAAATAAATCTGAATAAGTTGATCTTGAAACAGCTGAACCATCACATTCTAAAAAACCTGTTGCAATTGTTGAATCTGTCCAAGGAACAATTGTTCCTGTAGGAATTCCTTCAACACCTATAAAGGCACCGTTATTAATAACTGTAGTTCCATTTGATACAATACCCATTATTTATCTCCTTCTATCTTAGATAAATTAATTTTAAATTTTTCTCCAGATATATTATTTATCATAAATATATCACTTTCACCCTCTTGTAAAGTCCAATTTCCTTTAGTTCCATCAACTATATTACCTTTTTCTTTAAATTTATTTGATAAATGTAAGTCTCCTGTATATATGTTTCTCCATACGTTTCCAGAAGCTCCTAAATCATATGTGTCATTAGCACCAGGAACAAGATGTCCTGTAGCTGTTACAGCTCCAACTGAACTTAATCCTTCTTCAACATTAGTTCCATCAGAGTATAAAATTTTAGTTCCTTTGTCTGTTGCAGACCAAGTAACCCCTGTTCCAGAACTTGTTTTAAAAGTTACAGTATGCGCTCCTGTTGTTGCATTTTCTATAATATAAGTTTTTTCAATAGAGTCGGGAATAACTACATTTTTATTTCCTGATATAGTTCCTGTTAGTTTTATAACCTGATTTTTTCCATTTGATACAATACCATTAGAAAAAGTTAAAGTTGCTGCTGAAGTAATTCCAATTGATTGATAACCACCAATTGCTTGTTCTAATATAAGTAAATTAGTATTAGTTATCTGACCCCATGTTCCTGAATTTTCTCCAGTTGCTTGTACAGTTAATTTTAAATTAGATGATGTAGTATTTGCCATATTTTAAGTTCCTTAAATTATATTATAATATTTCATTTATGCAGCAGTGTCAACTTCTGTCCAAGTACCAGAAGAGCCTTGATTTACCGCTGTCCATGTTGATGTAGATCCGGTATCTACTTCAGTCCAGACTATGGTTTTTTCGTCTCCTAAAGCCATTGTCATAGCAATTCCAGTTACTTCTGCACTTGCATCATCTGCAGTTGCCTGACCTTCCTGCATAGTCATCGCTTGACCAGTTAAATCTACTAAAGTATTAGCATCTAAAACAGCTGTACCAAGAGCTGCTGTCATAGCAATACCTGTTTCAATGACGTTAGCATCTCCAGTAACTGTTGGAGCATTTTCTTGTATAGTCATTGCTTGACCAGTAACCGCAACATCGACATCAGCAAAAGCAACAACACTTCCTTGAGCTATCGATAATAATTCTCCTGTTACATCCGTATTAGCATCTGCTGTTACAGTTAAACTTCCTATT